TAACAGTTTCCGTTCCTAGCGTTGTTGTTAAAGCGATACCTGTTGGTGTAGCTGTAGCAGAAGCAGAAATTGTTTCATCACCAATAGCTGTAGCTAAACTTTGACCTGATACTGATACGATTGCAGATCCTGATACAACAGGAGTACCAATAGTAGTTTCGACTAATGCTTCCGCACCAACAACTATGGTAGTTTGACCACCAGCAACAATACTGTAAGGACCAATTGCTGTGGATAAAGATTGACCGGTAACAGCAACTCCTACGTTTGGAATTACTACACTACCAATGTTTGTCGATAAGGATTGACCAGTGACAGGTGCGTTTGCACCTATAGCAATAGTAGCATCACCAATAGCAGAGGATAAAGCGATACCAGTTACAGATACGGTTGCACCTGCACTGACTGTGCTTGTTCCTACGGCTGTGGATAATGCTATGCCCGAAAGGGCAACGACTTCACTTTTGCTCCCTTGAGCACTAAACGAATCTTCAGCAAAGGTTGTAGTTCCAAAAAACATAACTGTATCTTAGCCCAACTACAACAAAAGCTAAATGATTATATTAAGATATTCTTAATATAGCGTTAGATGCGTCTGCTGTTGGGAACTGAATTGTGAATGTACCTGATGTTGAAGTTTTTACTGCACCAAAATCTAGAACCATAACTGCTGCATTTGTATTAGTTGTTGCAGTAGTGTTTGAATTATAGATAACGGCAGCTTGTGCTGAAATTGTAGCACTTGTAAAACTTAGGTCAGCGAAATCAATAAATGCTGTTGCACCAGTAGCTGCAGCACCTGAGTTGGTTAATGCTCCACCACCTGCAGCATAAGAACCTGAAGCACTAACTTCATTACCAGTGCCATATGCAGTAGTAGTAGCATCTAAAGATGCAGAATTTGTGTACAAAGCAAGTTTGAATGCGTCTCCACCAGATGATCGAAAATCGTGTTCGCCTTGTAATAGTTCTACTTTAAAACTATTGCAGACTGCTTGTGTAATGGCCATCTTTACTTACCTCCGGGAGTCACTGATTGTAACGGTACACGCAGGACCCCATCTGCGTATTCGTCTCTTCGTTTCCTGCCCATTTGAGTAACAGATAAACCTTGTACAGCTTGACTGTACTTCTGATCGTATAATTGCACAAATGTAGGATTTTTCAAGTAGGAAAAGGCTTCAGCACATACACCATATATTAATATTTCAGGTGCATTTGTAGAAAGAAATGTTGTGGTATTTGTACTTGATAATCTGTCAGGTGTTTTATTATACCAAAGCTCTACTGTATAAGCAGCATCTGGTGTGGGTGCAAATATAAGAGTATTCTGATCCCAGTTTGCATAATAAAATGGTTTTCCTGTATTATTAATTCTATCTACATTATATTCGTCAATAAAAGTTGTATCTCTTTGTTCTGCCCAAGTACGATCTTTTGTTGTGTTATCAACAATTTGAACGCCTCTTTCTAAATCAAAATCATCAGGTAAAGTAATAAAAGGACTACCTATAGTAAAACTTGAAGTGGCAAACTTACGAAAAGCATCAAGATCTAATTGTTTTTGTACTTTATTTTCAGTGTTAATTATAAATACATTTAAAATAGCGTCTGTTAAAACATCAGATCCTACCTCTGTATAATTTCTAACGTTGCTAAGAAGTTCAGTATAATTCATGATATGCTCACAGTGACATTACCAACTTTAGCAGTAATTATCAACTTTTTGATTTCAGTAGAAGGCTGCATTCCATCAGACTCAAAACTACTGTCTCCTGGTGCATTGACATACACAGTCACAGGTTCTTGTCTGGCTGGTCTTGGATCATGTAAAGCTACGGCATCTGCAGGATGATAAGGTGGATCTAGTTGTGGATGTTTAGGTTCAAAACATTCAGGACATGTAAATAAACCATTCCATTCCTGTTTTAGTTCAAGATATTTATATTGCTGTCCACATCTATCGCAGATAGCTAGTGCAAATTTACCGTTTGCAAAAGTCATTTTACCCTACATAAAAGTCACGAGGCACAATATGCACTGAAGTAGATTGACTATCTTCTGTTAATGCTCTTTGTAATTCTGCTTCGTATCTTCTTTCTAATTCTTGTGAACGTTCAGGAGCTACTTCTTGTGATGTGTAGTAAGCTAGTCCTGAAACTAAACAAGGTAAAAATCTGTAAGGAGCATCAGGAGTATTAGTATAAACACCCGCATCTTCAATTCTTCCTACATAATAATAATTAATCTGTGTGTCTGTTGTATTAGGTGTTTGATATAACGTTATTGTAACGTTTGATAAATTTCTTCGTACGTAATATTGACTAGGTGTGCCTTGTGATGTTTTGTTAGGTAAGTTCTCATACTCAGATCTAGAAATCTTAGTCATACTAGTATCAGTAGAACCATTTCTAAATACAACCTCTAATACATCAGATGCATCGGAGGGTGCAGTATATGTTGTTGTCCCAGCTGTTAAATTAGCTGTGTTATTTTTTACTTTCCAAAGGTGAATACCTCGGTTTCCCCATTCAGAAAAAAGTAAATTAAGATTATCTCTTGCTGCGGATAGTTGATATCCAGTGCGCACATCCATACCACAACGGGCATAGGCACGCTCAACAAGCCTATCAATACTTAAATCGAATGATGTGGTTCCCGAGGTAGCCATAAATTATTTCTTTTTCTTGTTTTTCTTCTTTACTTGTTTTTTTGCTTTACCGCCACGTTTCATAGCAACAGGCTTACCGCCTCTTTTCATGGCTTGCTTTTTCATTCCCATCATATCGTTTCTCCTTTTTAAAAAGTTTTTCGTAGTCGTTTTGCCGAGTTTTTACGACATCATCGTAATACTCAGTTGGCCAATTTTTATAATAACCTATCTTATGTAGTTTGCAACTTGCTTCATACAGCTGTTTAAATTTCTGTATTAGCATCATACTGTACTGATACTCAGGCTCCCAATCACACTCCTCATGTGGATTTACAAGGAATTCTTGTTCTTCTACAGTAGCAGGATTGCTTGGATGAAATCCCATAAAATATACATCTCGTTTATTATAGGTTTTGTTGTAAAAATCTATCTTATCTTGAAATTGTTCAGCATCATACTGTTCCCAATAAGGGTCACAAAAGATAATAATATCATGTTGTTTTTTATTCCAATCTTTTAATACGTTTGTAAGATGCTTCTCATATTTTGTTTTATCAGGTCTGACTTCTATACGAAGCTTATTATCTCTTCTCCATTTTGCAGCAAAAGGACATGCTGGGAAACCTAAATGTTGATTCATGGGTTCTAAGACATTCTTAGACCAATTGATTACATCACTTTTTATTTTTTCTGCTAGTTTTTTTCGAGACAATTGTTTTCACATTGGTGGGTTTACCACCTGGATTGCCAGCAGCACGTTTTCTTCGTACTGCTGACGCTTTTTGAGATGTGCTCATACCTCTTGCTTTTGCAAGTGGAACACATTTTGGATATTTTCTTTTTGAACCTTTAGACCTACCGCAGGGTTGGTACTTACCATCTTTTTTAGGTGCACCAATGTCCACCCATTTTTCTTTTACCCAAGCACGTAAACCTTTTTTAGCCATTACCAGATTTGATTATAAATGGCCCATAGAACAACTAATACAAAAACACCAGCAATTGCTTTGCCTTTTTTGTTTAAGTTCTTCCACTTACTCCATAATTTTCCCATAATGTACCTCCTTAACTGAGTGTGGTTTCTTTCCTACGTATTACTCCACCACAAGCAGCAGCAATAATCTTACCGCCTCTGGCTTTTCTATTTGCAGAAACTTGTTTTCTAGATTGAGATATTTCGTTTACAGAACCACCAAATGCTTTTTTCTTTGGTTTCTTTTTACCGCCAGGTGTTACTTTACCTGAACAAACTGCACTAGCATACATATTTGCATATGCGCTAGGATAAACTTTAAACTTTCTTTTTGCGGCGGCTTTTCCTCTTGCGCAGAGTTTTCCCATTTTTTTTACCTCCAGGTTTCATTATTTGTTGAGCCATTTGTGCACGTCCTATAGCCATTAAAATTCACTATAGTTTTTAATTAAAAATTCTTCCATCCAAGCCATCTTTTCATCAATTGCTTGAATTTGTACTTTTATAACAGCAATATCTTGTTGCATTTCTGCAACACTATCTGCTTTAACTTCTACTGCATTTAAACGTTCTGACCACATACCCCATGTCATAGCTAAAGTGCCAAATAGCACTAGATAGGGTAATACTGTTTTAATTTCTAGTTTCATTTTGTTTTAGCACTCATACCACTTAAAGGGTTATTTAAAGCCTTATTGATTTGTAAGTCAAGGCTTTCTTCAATGAGCTTTAACTCATCAAATACTTCTCTTGTATCTTCTTTTTGTCTATCTTCCACGTCATTTACAATTTCGGTTATGTGACGAATATCATTAGCTTGTTGACGTAAATCAGCCTTCATATCTGAACGCATATCACGTGCCACATCACTGATTATGGTAATTTCGTCTAATATGATATCTAGTTCTGATTTTAAAACTGCTATTTCTTCATCATATTGTGATAAATCAGGAGCAGTGTATTCTAATATTTTACCTTTCATGTCTTGATAATCTTTCCAAAACTCAAAGACTGCCCATGCTCCACTACCTAATGCGCCTAACAGAGTAAGTATAGCAAAGGCCTTACCTCCAGATACCTTCATTCCTGAATATTCAATACTGGGCATCTATCATCTCCGAAATTGTATTTTCTTGTGCCATGTTAAACAAAATACCATACTGATCTTCTATTGTCTTGTTTAAATATTCATTAACATTTGTATCTACAATTGTAGCTTGTGAATCAAAAAAGGATTGCGTGTTACTTAATATTTGCATGACAATCAATGTTTTCATTTGAGCAGCATCATCATATCTTGCTTTATCATCAATTTTCTTAACTATTTTAGTAGCAGCTTTCTCTTTTTTTGTTATTTTAGGTTTAGATGATTTCTCTTCTTTTGGCTTTTCTTCTGGATCTTTTTCTTTTTCTTCTGGTTGCGGTTCTTTTTGTTCTGATTCCTGTGGTTCTTCTTGAGATTCTTCGGTAGTCTCCTCTTCAGGTTCAGGCTCTACCATCTCAGGTTCTTCTTTAATCTCTTCTATTTCTGGTGCAGTTTCTTCAGGTTCAGGCTCTGGTGCTGATATTTCTGGTTCGGGCATCTCCTCTACAGAAGCTATCATTTCAGGCTCTGGTAATTCTTCTAGTTCCATTTGTATTTCTGCCTCAACCGTTTCTATATTCACAGGTATTTCCATTTCCATCTCTGGTGGGGGTAACATCTCCATTGGTGCGGGTGGTGTAAACTCTACATCAAAACTCATCTCCAGATCTATTTCTAATTCTACAGTTTCAAAAGATACCTCTTCTGTTTCAGGTTCAATAGGTGAAAAATCAACCATGCCATCATCGACTGTAACATCATTAAATTCAAAAACTTCTTGAGCAAAATCAATCTCTGATGTTGTAAACAAATCAAGATAATAAATTTCTTCTAAGGTAGTAATCTGTTGTGTAATAATAGTATTAATTACGTTATAGAAAACATTGACACTGACATCATCAAATAAAGGACCAACAGCAAGATTAATATCTCTACCTCCAACTTCCACAATTATTTTATTTAAAATGCCACTGAAATTGAAAGAACCGTTATAAGATTGGTAGCCTGTTGATACTCCAGATTCAGACAAGATGTCAGTACCTGAAAAGACTGAAGTAGTTCCGTTAAATCCTGAAACGTGCATGTATATTCTATCTTGAGCATCTTGCTTATCTACCTCGATTGTGTATTTAACTTCGCCACCGTTGTCTATTTGTAAATCAGATATGTCAACGGTGTTAATAAAAGTTGTACCCATACCTGCAACACCCATCGTAGATGTTGAATTACCACCACCTGTTATCTGTGCACATTTATCTGCACCTAGACCATAGCAAGAATTACCAGTAGGCATATTCGCACCGCCTTGACCTCCCCAATCAATGTCCATATCTCCTTCTTTATTAGAAGAAACATATCCATTAGATCCTGTTAAAATATCTCCTGAGTCTTCATTAGTGATAGTTGTAGTAGAGGTGGTAACAGTCGTTGTTGTAGTTGTAATTATCTCTGTGCCTTTGTCTTCTTCAGTAATGTCAATTTGTGTATCTTCTGTGATTGTGACTCCAGGAGTACAAAGACCTTCTACGTTAGGAAGACAATTAGCTTTAGAGTAAGAACAATAAAGAAAGAGCCACAAGACCAAAATTCTTAATATCATTAAAATCTCCTTCTGGTTTTTCTTCTACACTAGCTTGTAGATATTCAGGTTTATATCTACTGCCATCTGGAATTTCATTAGGATTTTCTTCCCAATATGCTGCAGCTTCAGCACCAATTAAACCTTTTACAGGGCACGGGGTCCCCGCGTCCATCATGCTTGTCCAGACACGAGGGTCTTGACAAAGTAAAGCAACAGCCGACACTTTCATTCCGTAGGAATACTGGCTGCGAGATAATTTGAGAAGCTGACATAGCTCATCGTCCACTAAAATTCCTGAAGCTACACCTAAAACATTATTTTGCACACTACCACCAACTCCAACTTTACAAATATCACTATTTGAATTGGCTATGACTGGTGCATTTGCGGTAGGTGGTGTTGAATTTGTTACTACAGTTGA